TGCGTATCTCTTAAAATTTCACCATAAGGAAATACTGTAGTATCTGTAACTGCTCTTTGAATTGCTTGGTCTGATACGATAAGAGAAGTATTAGCAACAGTGTAACCAAATCCACCATTTATAATATCGTAAGTTGCTATACTATCTGTTTCATTTGATACAGTTACAACGATACCTTCTCCACCATCACCCGCGTCTGATTTAACATCAACTTTATCGCCTGGTGCATTATTAGGTAATTTCTTTTCGTCTGGTCCACCAGTAGGATCTACAATGAACTCACTTAAAGATCCATTTAAACGACCGAAGGTAACAATTTCTCCATCTATATTTGTATAGATATCATCGTATTTTATAAACTTACCCATTACGTTATCGAGGTAAATAATAGGTGTGTAAATACCGTTAATTAAGATTGAGTTAATTTTTGTTACTGAAGCAACCGCCTTTGAAATACTACCAGTAATATTTTTTGAAATTAAATCAGAATAAGTATATTGTTTACCAGATTCAGCACTTAAAAATACATTATTATTTGGGAACATCTGAAGGAATGTTCCAGTCTTCCATTCTGAATTAGAAGGCTTGAGCATTTTAGATGCTGGATAAACGATATCAATATCATACTCATTATAAAATGTAGCAAAGAATAATTCAATACCAGCCTTAGTACCTTTTCTACGATAAAGGTCTAATATATTCTTAACAAGGAATGGTACAATATTTTCGTTTAATTGTAAATCAGACAGATATTTCTTTTGGAAAAATATTAATAAGTTCTTCATCGTTGTGTCGATGTCTTTATAATCATAAAAACGTCTAGCAACATATGTCGACTGATTAGTTTGTGTTTCCATGAACTTGTAGTAATCTTTTACTAATTGTACAAGCTCGGGCCCATTTTCACGATAGATCGCGGGGAATTGCTGATTGATAAAGTAACTTATACTTTTTTCTATCTGTGAATAATTTTCAGCCATTCTAATTTCCTATTAATAACCGCTGCTTGAGCCGCCGTTACCTGATGATGAAGATGAATTTGTTAATGTACCAATTGCTGAACTTGAAGCTGTACTAGATGTTCCTGGTATTTCTTCAAGTGCCATATTAACTTGTACGTCTGTATCTCTAATAATAAACACACGACCTTTCGGTGAGTTAATATCTGATTTTTTAGGATTAATCATTATTTTAATTGATGATCCATCAAATGCTTCAACAATAATATCATTTAATTTAATATTACCAGTGGCATAATCTACAGTACCAACATTTGGATTATATACTTGAGGGTTTGTGGCGTCATCAATAATAGTCATTAAATTACCCATACCATCGTCTTGTAAATATACACAAATCTTATTAATATCAAACGGTGTACTTTTAACTGCAGGTTTATATTCAATAAATCCATTAGCTTCTCTAAATGGATATGGTTTAATTAGTTCCATTTCAAATTTAAAGGCAGGAGCTGATTTAATATTAATATCTGGAACCCAATCAATCATTGGCATAATTTTGAGTGAGCTACTTTGAATACCTTCATCTGCAGCATCAATTAAAGATGTTAATTTACTTCCTCTTAATTTAACATCGAAATCTTCAAGTTTATCATCTGCATATTGTTGTATAGTAGATCTTACAAGAGCTTCAAGTTCGCCTGAGCTCTTCTCAGTTGTTTTATTACTATAAACAATATCAGCAACAACATCTGCGTATATAAATTTAGTCTGTACAAATATTGGTTCAATACCTAATGGGCTTTTCTCTTTTAAATAATTAATATAAGTATTTGCAAGTGTTGAACTAATTAATGTTGTTTCTGAATCTAAATAAACAGAAATACCTACACGTCCAAATTGAGGTGGATCTAATTCTTCACCACCATAAGCACTCACGCTTTTAATTGCAGGGAATGCTTGTTGTAATAATACTTCGTAATCTTTTGTTGTAACTGCACGCTCTTGAACTGCTAATGCTTTAGGAGCAAAGTATCTAATAGATTCCATACTCTCACGCTCTAAACCACCAGAAGCAGCAGAAATAGTATCGACAGCGATCGTTGCACCTTCTAAGAATGTACTTGAAAAAGATGACGCGCCGTTTGATAAATCACCAGAACATACACGATATCTTACTCTTACATCTTCAAATTCTTCTGGCTGTAAACCAAATTCGTTTTTACCAAAATAAACTGCATATCTGTTATCTAAATAAGGCTCTAAATAAAATACTTTATCGTCAGGTTTAACACCATAAATTGTATTAGCTCGAGTAAATATATTACGATCTTCTGTTTGTTCAGCGTCAACAAATACTACGATTGAGTCAGTATCAACCTCGTCATTTGTTAATTGAACACGAAGTACTCCATCTCCATCAATAATAAATCCTTCTCTCTGGAACGATGCAAGTATTTGTCCTTCAAAAATTTCAACATTATCTGCAACATATACACCAGGTGCTGTTCTTCTTGCAACCCATGTTTGGTTGGTTACAAAATTAAATTGTTCACCCTGATATGTTGAACTAAAATTAGCATAAGTTGGAATTGAAATAGTCGATGCAGTTTCATTAGCTGCAGTAATAGTAACACGAACTGTAGCTTTTGCAGATTTACGTGATCGTGGGATATAGTTTAATTCTTTTGCATGAGAAACGATAGAGTTCTTTAGGACGGCCGAGTCTAAAAACATCTCATTCATTGTCATATTAGTATAGAAATTATTTTGGAAGGTATTAAACGATAGTACATCAAGCATTGCGCTCATGTTCGATCCTTCAAAATTATAATCTTTGAATTGAGTCTGCGTTTGCAGATATGTTTTTAACTGGCTTTTGATCGAATCAAAATCGAGCTCAGTAATTGGAGTTTTTGGATTGGCCATCTTTATCTTATCCTTTCTAATATTACATCGAGAGCTATTGGTCTGTCGACGTTCTTAATGTAGAATTGTATTGAAACTCTAACTGTGTTATCGTCGTAAATACTACTAGCAGTAACATCAATTATTTCTGCTCTTGGTTCGTAAGTTTCAATTGTTGTCTTACATCTTGTTTCGATTGTTTTTAATACACCTGGTGTTATATTCTCAAATAGTAAACCTCGTATGCCACCACCAATAAATGGTTGCATAAGTCTTTCACCAGGATCTGTTAAAATTAAATTTCTTATACTTTCTTTTACAGCATCTTCGTCTTTTAAAAGAGCTATATCTTTTGAAATAGGACTAATGCGCAGGTCTTTATTAAAGTCGCTATATAAATTCGGCTTTTTACTTACCGGAGTTTTTACACTTATTGTCATCTTGGTATATCTCTTATGTCTAAATGTATATGCTTATCATAAATCACAATGTACTTAAACCCTGCTGCAAATACTCTTCTTCTGAACTCATCTATTTGCTCTTCAGTTCCTAAATCAAAATCATTCTTAATATCTATAACGAGTCCTGTAAGGTGACTACTATCAGGTGAGCCTTTAACTCTATCATTAAAGTCTTTATTCACCCAACCCTTTGTTATAGTAATACTTTTACCTAATTTTTTCTGTAATCTATGAAGAAATACTTTAACATCTAAATCAATGTGTGTATAACCTCTTAAACCAACTCCACCACTTTCACCGTCATCACTAGGTTTTTCAAAGCTTGGTTTAGATTTATCTATAGTCCAAACTGGACTTTCACCTTTCCAAACTTTCATACAAGGTGGAAGATCTTTATATTCTTCAGCTGTTGGCTCTTTAACCAATATAGCATCTTCACCTGTAGGTGTTCTAAGTTTTCTTTTGACTTCGTTGTCGTCTCCGCCTTCCCATACACCTTTTAAGTTATTTATTTGAGTACGTCGTTCTTCTTCGGAAAATCTTATAGCTCCGTTGCGAACAGCGGTTGAAGTATTCTGTTTTGATATCGTTTGCATTCTCTGAACGATTGTTTGATACCTATTACCAAAACTATCAAGAGGATTTTTAATATCTCTAATTAACGATTCGATGTTTGTTGCAAGTGCACAGAATCTGTAAATTAAAAATTGTATTGCTTCCAAATCAATAGTTTCAAATAAAGCAACTGTGTAATCAATAAAGCCTTTAACTTTATTTTTTAATTTCTTCTTCTGTTCTTCAGTCATATCATTACATAAACGCTCTTTAATAGTCATAACGCGTTTTGTATGCATACGATTAATATTTGTTACTGCATCTCCTATAATTTTAGCAGGGTCAAAGTTTTCAATAGCAGCCATTATATCTTCATAAACTTTTTCAATGACATTAATAACTTTTTCTTTTATCTCTTTGATAAGCTTATCAATAATTTGATCTACTACTAATGATTTAACACCTTCGTAATCTCTAGGTATTTTCTTTAAGAAAGCACCGACTGATTGTATTAACGCGTCGATTTGACCAACTAAATCCCAGAAAGCATCTATTTGATTAAAGAAGTTTTTAAACTGATTACAGAAACCACCAATAACACTTTCACTAATACCACCAGTTAAATAATTGTTTAATTGTAAATTTAATTTTGCAGTATCTGTTTGTTCTAATAAACCTTCGGCTGTATAATTATAAGCTTGCATGAAGTCTGCTGTTTCAAGGTTTGTAATATCACCAGCTTCCCATCTTCCCCTAAGTGCATCACTAGCATTTGATCCTATCTGATTTTTAAAATCGCCATTAAGAAAATCTACAGCTTCATAAAAATTATCACCGTATCTATTAACTGCAATTTTAAGTGGATTCCTTTCTGCTTCTTTTAAAATATCTTTTGCAAGGTCTTCAGCAAATTTGTCTACAGCAGCTAAAGTATATTGGCCATCAACAACAGCTGGACCTGTGCCAACTCTTTGTTTATTAAGATATGTTTGTTCTCTTGTATCAGTACAACTAGCCATCGAAGTCTCCATCTGCTGAGTCATCTAAAGGTGCAGAAAATCCAATAGCGTAACCTAATGAAAGATAACCACCTGGTACTATTGTTTTAGAATATGATGCAGGCTCAGGCATTTGAATACGAGGTATTCCTAAACCACCACCAGGTAATACATTAATATCAAAACCAATTGCAGCTAACGGTGAAGTTAATACTGTTGCTAAGAATCCAGGTCCGTTACCTGAAGGATAAGCAACTCCTGAAATTGTTAAAGGATCTATCGCAGGTGTTGGAATACTTATACCTGGCGGATTTAATATAGGTAATGTTGGAATAGTTGGCACACTTGGAAGTGATATTAAACGACCTGGGCCTGGTTTACAAGGGCTACCTGGTGCAGAACTAATAGGTGGAGGCGCTGAAAGAACTGTAAAGTTACCAGCAGAAGCGGTAATCGCTCCAGCATTTAATGTAGGTGTGTTTGTAGTAGTTGCAGTCATTATCCCAAAATTACCTGTTCCAGCATTCCATATACCACTGAACGAACCGGATGCAGAAAGCATATTTACTGTCGGTGCAGTAACACTAAATCCTCTCGATGTTTGTGAGCCTGTGCTTCCAGCTACTGGAGTTAATGATGTTGGTGCAGTTCCTAATGCTGTATTAATAATACTTCCAATTGCATAGAAATGCATGTCTTGTGGAGTTGTAAGACGAACTGCTTTATTTCCATAAGCACTGAATGTTGTCATTGCAGTATTTTTAATACTACCAGAAACAGTATTGACTTGTTTTTCTGCTTCTATTTGAACTTCGTTTTTACCAAATATTGTAACTCTATCGGCGTTACCTTCAATCTTAGCATTAGCACCACGCATATTTAAATGTGATCCAACATTATAGAATGAACTACCACCGACTGATAACTCGTGTTCGCCGTGAACGATTTGTTTTAAATCGCCCATAATTTCTTCTGTTTTACTTCCCTTTATGTAAACATGAGAATTACCATTAATTGTTACGACTGAATGTCCTGATGATTCGTGTTTAGTTCCAATATTAATTTCGTAGCGATCGCCATCTGCTCTTTCTTTAACTGAACCGATAGCATCTATTTCAATATACGAACCAGAGAAATGGTGTATATTAATTCTTTCTGCGCCAGGTGTATCGTCAATTTCTATACTATGACGACCAGTTTCTATAACACGGTTATAAGGATATTTTGCACCATAAGCAGGAGGTGGTTCACTCCAAGTCTTATCGCTATCTGCAATTTTTTGATCTTGAATAGCATTTGAATATTGAGGTACTACATAGGTTGCATCTAAATCTTCAGCACGAGCTAATCGACTCATTTGAGTCATACCAAAAGATTCTGGATCTAAACCAATAGCATTTAAATCACCATTCTCTGGTGGTACAACACCCCATTTATCTTTTTCTGGGTCGTGAGGTTCAGCATATTGAGAAGGTATAGAACCTAATATAATTGGATGTTGTGCTTGCTCACCATCCATAAACATTCCAAATACAAAACTATTTAGTGGGGGTGGAGTATTGCTTGAAGAATAATCTCCATTAACCATTACAGCCCAAGGTAAAGCAGCTGTAGGTATTTCTTCTTCTGTATTTTCTCCGTGTACACCAAAAGCACGTACTTTAATACGACCTTGAAATGTTGGATCATCTCTATTTTCAACTACACCAACAAAAAACATTGGTGAGGTTATTCCCATTCCTCTACTCATCATCTACTCCATTAATATCATCACCAGCATCACTAAAGCCATATTTATGTAATACCATACCAGTTTGAAGTTCGCCATTACTAACTTGGTGCTCTACAGTAGAAACTAAATATCTGCCACTTAATTGTTTATTCTTTTCAAATTGACCACCAGCATTCATTTCTTTTACGTTTAATTTTACAATTTCACCAGCAGTCATGTCTAAACGACCGGACGAAACGGCTGAGCATTGAGTTGCCATTGCGTGGTGATGAAACATATTTCTTTTAGCTGCTATTTCTCTATAATTGGCTTCAGGTCTATAAGCAATTGGCCCAATAAACTTTTCACTATAATCTCTGATGATCATAAACTGTTTAGCGTTTTCGTGAGTAAATGTATCATCAATAAATTCTTTTGAATGTACATCAATATCTAAAGACGCTTTTTTAGCAAACACATCTGTAAAATCAGTAACATAATCTGTATATTTGTAATTAAATCTCTTTGCTGTTCGTTTTAAAATATCTATTTCAAATACTGTATTTGTATAAGCACCATTAATTAATTCTGCTGCTGTATTTACTCTATTATTATAATGTAAACCTGTTAAAGCTTCTGTTTGTTCTTGAGGCAGTTTACCGTCTAAAACAACGTCTGGATTAAAATGAAACTCTTTTGCATTATTTTCTCTACCGTTAGCATATAACCATTCATCGCTTACAAAATAAAAGCCGTTATAAGTTTCAAAGAATCTAAATAAAGATGATTTAGATCTAGTACTTCCAAAACATTTTGAAGCTATAAAATTAAGTGCTTGTGATGGCATATAATCAGGTATAGTACATGTAATAGTATTATCTGATTGTTCTATAAACAAATATCTGCCTGGGTCTGATTTTAATTTATATACTTTTGTATGATCAGGAATAATTCCGCCATTTGGTAGTTTAGTTTGGTTACTTACAATCGTTACACCACCAAAACATTTATTGAATATATCTTTAACGATAGTTTCAGGTCTAGCATAAGTGTAAGATTTTATTAGACTTCTTTTACTTGCTTCATAACTTGGTTTAGTAATCCAGTGCATTTTATAAGATACACCTTTAGTATTAGTAACCACTTCTACGTTATCAATATGATAAATTTGACACTGTAATCTTACTTCTGTTTGTAAATCAAAACAATAAAAAACTAATTCTAATTCTTCTTCACCACGAAAAGGTACATTTTGTAATAATCCAATATTATCTAGAACGTCAAATGAACCGTTGATCGCTACTTGAGTAATATCTTGGCTCATACGAAAGTCGCCAATCATAAGAGAAACATCATAACCCTCACCACCTTTCTCAGTGTGTGGTGTTATTTTTGCTGTTTTTATTTCACAGCGTGATGGGTTAAAAGCGCCTTCTGCCATATTTTAATCACTAACTGATCGAACGAATTCTTTTGTAATCTGACCGAGATAGGTTTTATCAAACAAATAAATTTCTTTCTTATTATTGTTTAATGTTTCTTCATATTCGTAAATACGATATGGTTCCCATTCCTCAGGAATAATTCGTTTGATAATAATTTTTTGGCCTTGTTCTGTTCGCATAATAACTCTGTCTTCTCTACGAAGATAGATCGTACGAAAGGATTCAGGCGCTAAAAGAATTTCGTCTACTGCTGCCATTGGTTATACCTTTTTCACATAGAAAATGATGTTATCATCATTGTTTGGATCACGTGTCCAATCAATTACGTCTTCTCCAACTTCACCAGATTCATCTGTGTATTTTGCGACTAAATAGTCGTTAAATGTTTGTGGATCCATAGGCCACTCGTGGTATGGATCAATTATATTATTTGCCATATAGATCAGCCACACATAATCGACTGACCCATAATAAAACTGTGCAATGTCTTCTGCTCTTTCACCTTCTGAAACTGTATAAGGATAATACAAATAAGGATTATTTTGTAAAGCTCTTACAAAAGTTGATCGCCTAGAAATATCACGTACTCTACGACCTTCGTATTCAATTATTGGAAACTTTTCAAAGTACTTCATGGTGACGCTGCTCCTCGTGAGGCACCAGATCCAGCTGTTGTTTCGGGCGACTCGACATCAGCTGCTGGCTGCATATCTACAGGGTAATCTGAACGTGTATGAATTTCGACTTCGTTAAATGTTATGCTTAATGTAACTGCTGCGGGTACACCACCTTTAATAATTTGTGGCATTCCACCACCTCCGCCATAATCTACAGTAACATTACTAATCATACATCTTTTAAATTGTTGGAAGTGAGCTTCATTAACACCTAATAAATTTAATTCTACGATGTCAGGATATTTTAAGAATGCTCTTTCTGTGCCTTCAATACCGTCTACTGCTTCAGTCTCTGGTAGAGATCTATGTTTTAAGTGTTGAACTATAGTTCTAAGTTGTTCTGTATCGTTTTTATTAGCGGGAAATAAATCCCAAGCAAAGGTAAAACTCTTTAGGTCAACACCAGAAAAACTTAATGTTTCTTGTGGGTTAATTACCCTACCACTTACTGCGCCGAGAGTTTTAGATAAATCACCACCAACAATATTACGTGCCAAATAAGCTGCGATTGCAGTTCCTTGTTTCGTGTCCATATCTCCAGCTGCATCCATCATAGTTTGAATAGCGCCTACAGGGTCACTAAAAAAGCTTTTTGAACCTTCCTTAATTGCAGCTAATGCAGATTTAGTTGTATCTGCAATCCTTCCAGCAAAAGACGCGCCTGAACCATCACCCATTCCTGATAGTGCAGAAGCAGCACGCTCCATCATAAAATCTCTTTCAAATCCTTGGATTCTAACACCTTGAGAATCTTGTAGTGTTTTAGGAAAGGGCAACTCGATCGCAGAATTTTGTGCTACTTCAGCCACCGATTTAGCTCTCAATAAACCACCATTAGTTCTAATACTAAATTTATTTGTTTTTTTATCTTGTGTAAGAGTTGAAATGTACTTATTATAATCATACTCTTGAAACTGAAGTAATAAACCGTGAGGCATAGGCTTAGACGGGAAAGAAAGATAAGATATTCTTGCATTCTTTTCTTGTCTTGCTTTAATAATTTCGGGTCGTGAACTCATGTTTATCCTGTTGTAATAAATAGTAATTGGACATTTTAGATTATTTATATAGGGCGAACAAATTAGTTATGGCATATAAAGGTAGATTTAAGCCATCTAACCCACATAAATACAAAGGTGATCCTACTAAGATTATTTATAGGTCTTGGTGGGAAAGAAATGTATTTTCTTGGTTAGATAAGCATAAAGACGTGATATGGTGGCAATCAGAAGAAGTCATAGTCCCGTATAGATCACCTATAGATGGTAGAGTACATAGATACTTTCCTGATGTGATTGTCCATAAACATGATGGTAAGGGTAAAACACAGACCATTATGATAGAAATTAAACCTTATAAGCAGACATTACCACCAAACCCTGCTAATAAGAATAACACACCGAGTGGTAGAGTATCGAGAAGATATCTTAACGAGGTAAAGAATTATGGTATTAATAGTGCCAAATGGAAAGCAGCTCGATCGTACTGTGCTGATCGAGGATGGAATTTTATTATTATGACCGAAAGAGACGGAATAGCAGGAAAATAAATGGCAGCAATAAATTACGATAAGCTTTACGAAGAAGCAGAAAGAATTGCTAAAGGCACTGCGAAAGGAGTAGATATATTCTCCTCTATACTTTCAAAAGGTATTAGAAGCGGTGAAATACCTGCGCGTTCAAAGACTGCACGATCTTGGTATAGAGACCAAGCAAAGAAAATAAGTAAAACAGGAAGTGGTAGCTCTGGTGTTTCAGGTCCAGCTATGATTACTTCTGCATCTTCTGAACGTGGTAGAATGGTTAGCAACATGGAACCAGGAATGATGTACACATTTGCTTATAATCCTAAACATAGAGACACATTACCATATTATGATAGATTCCCACTCATTTTCCCAATAAATAAAACAAAGGGTGGTTTTATGGGAATTAACTTTCATTATTTACCACCAATGATGCGTGGCCAATTAATGGACGCGCTATATACAGTTTCATCAAATAAAAGGTTTGATGAAACTACACGGTTAAGACTTAGTTACGATTTGTTAAATAGTGCTGCTAAATTTAGATTTTTTAAACCAGCAATAAAACAATATTTAAATAAACAGATGCAATCAAAGTTTGTTTATATAAACCCATCAGAATGGGATATCGCATTATTCTTACCATTAGCTAGATTTGAGAAAGCTAATAAACAGAAAGTTTATGCTGACTCTAGAAAAATGATACAGGGATAAAACATGTCATTTAGTATTAGTAAATTTAAAACAACAATGGATAAATTCGGTGGTCCTGCACGGTCGAATTTATTTGAAGTTACTGTAAACAAGTACGGTGAAACAAACTCAGCGATCGATCCTAAAAACGAATTTTCATTTTTCTGTAATAGAGTTAATATGCCAGGTATTGGTGTTGAAACTGGTGTAATGTCAAACGTTGCACAACTACCTACAACATTCCCGTTAAGTATGACTAGCGCACCGTTTACAGCAACTTTTTTAGTTGACAGTAATCATGAGATACTAGCGTTTTTCCATAACTGGATTCAAAGAGTTATGAACTATAGTACTCGAAACGGTCCCTATGGTGCTATTGACGCCGAAGGTGATAACGTTGGTCAATTACCATACGAACTTGGTTATAAAGACGATTACGGTTGTAGAGTAGCGATCAAGCACTATTCAACAGAAACTATTTCTAAAGACGATAGATACTACGAAGTTGTTTTAGATAATTGTTGGCCTTATCAAGTAAGTGACTTGAGTTTAGACTGGGCCCAAAACGACAACTTCTTAACTGTGGATGTTACCTTTGCTTATGATAGAATACATTATTCAGGTGATCGTATGGGTAACCCATCACAAAGATTAAAAGGTGGCATACTAGATACGTTATCAGATTTAGCGAATTTAGTAGACGTCACAAAACAAACCTTATCAAGTGGAAAACCTAAGAGTATCCAGGATGCGGTTAATAAATTAAATAGATTGAAAAACTCTTTTGATAATATTGACGGAATTCCAAGTAAAACTGAAGGTACACAACCCACAAAAGCGCCAAAAATATAATGGTGGCGGATAAATTACATTATTAGGAGAAATACATAATGGCACTACCAAAAATTGATATTCCAATACAGGAATTAGAGCTCCCATCAACAGGAGAAAAAGTAAAGTATAGACCCTTTACTGTAAAAGAAGAAAAGATTTTATTAGTTGCACAAGAATCAGAAGACATGACAGCACAGGTTCTAGCAGCAAAGCAAGTCATCAATAATTGTTTAATAGATAAACCAGTTGAAGAACTTGCTATGTTTGATCTTGAGTATGTAATACTTTACTTAAGAGCACGAAGCGTAAATAATCTAATTAATTTTACTGTTAAAGACGAAGACACTAACGAAACAGTTGAGTTAGAAATTGAAATTGACAACGTAAAATTAGCTAGAGCAGATGATCATACTAACGAAATACCAGTTAATGATGATTATACATTGTTCTTAAGATATCCAACGATCGAGGAGTTCGCACAGTTAACCACACTCGACCCTAACGATCCATTAACCGATTATATAATGTTAACCTCTTGCTGTGACTACGTCGCATCTGAGGACGAGGTACATTACTTTAAAGACTATACTCAAGAAGAAACTGACGAGTTTATGGATGGATTAACTGCTAAGTCAATCAAACGTATTCAAAAGTTTTTCGAAACAATGCCAAAATTGAGGCATGAAGTTTCATATACAAATCAAAATGGAGATGAAAAAACATTCGTAGTGGAGGGAATGCAAAGTTTTTTTTCCTAGCGCTGAGTCATATTAGCCTACAGAATTATTACGAAATGATTTTTAGTATGGCACAGCACCATAAATATAGTATAAGTGAAATAGAGAACTTGCTACCATACGAAAGAGATTTATATTTTGGAATGCTAATCGAACATGTTAAAGAGATAAATGAAAAAAATAAACAGCAATCAATGGGCGGATAACTAAATGGCTGGACCTAACGATCAGACTAAAGCTATATTAGCTAAATTAGAAAACGAAGGGCTTCTATTACGTAATAGAGGCACTAACTCTATTAAGTCTGTAAAAGTTGAATTAGAAAAATTCAAAGGTACCTTTGACGCTCTTGCTGGCGCAATGCAAGGTATAACAGGTACGGTTCAAGGCCAAACCAAACTTCAAGAGCTAAGAGACGAAAGAGAAGCTAAGCTTGAGTTGCTTGACGAAAAAGATCGTGAAGATTACGAAAAAATGGAGAAAGAAGAAATCAAGCGAAAGAAAAAGCTTGATATGCAAACTCTTGCTCAAAACGAAAAAGCAATGAAAGAGCGACAGACCAGAGACTTTAAAGTTTTTGGTAAAGACGGACTATTTGCTAGCACTCTTAAAAACACATTTAATTTCTTAAAGAAAGCTTTATTCTTCGGTGTAGTTGGTGCAATAGGATATGAAGTATTATCTGGAGCAATTGAAGCATTAGCGCCAAAAATATTTGGTAAAGATGTAGAGATGCCAACCCTATTTGAAGGATTCGCAAAAGCGGGGAATGCCTTTAGTAAGATTACTGCAGGAGAATGGGAAGGATTTACTGATAACATTATAGCGCTATCAGATCCAGCACTTAAAATTGGTCTCGGGTTTGCTGCAGCAAAAGGAACTCAATTAGCAGTTGAAGCTGGTGTTAACGTAGCTTCGAACGCTTTAACCTTTGCAGCTATCAAAAAAATGATGACCCCTACTGTTGACGATGTAGATGGTGGATTAAAGAAGGCAGGGTTAACTAAAAAGTTAATAAGAGGTGGTATTGCTGGTTTAGTATTCGGTGGTTTATTTGCAGCATTAGATCCAATATTAAACTTTGTTCGTGGTCAAACAGAAAACATGAACGCAGAAGATATAGCTAGTACTGAAATACCAGTTGGTATGCAA